GATTCCCGCGTGGTTTGTCCAGCCTTCTCGTGTTCACGTACCCACTTCATGTGCCTACCGGGAAAATCCCCAGAGGCACCGTCGAGTATGTGTTGAGTAGCTGATACAATCTTTGTAGCGTTAGCACCACACCCGCACCTACTGGATGTAGTACCTGACTCTACAAAATCTTCAAAGGTATGTCCGTTGGTACAACGAAAGTCAAATACTTTAATCATCTTCTTCTGGAGGCTTTGACGCTTCCTCGTAGTTAGTTTTAACGATAGTTTCCATGTTGAGCAAATGGGCTAATACGTTTAGTTGTCCCTTGCGAAAGAACATATCGTCAGCATCTTTAGCCGCTTCAATACTATTAATCTGTATAGCATTGTTTCCAAAGTCCTGCATAAGTTGTTTCCAACCGTCTGTCAGAAAAAGACTAAAGTATGTGTCATAGTACTGCTGTGTTTCCTGATCCATTTGAGGCCTCTTGGGTTGTCTCTGTTAATAAGATATACCTAAGTACACTGTATATTATACCATACTTTTATGCAAAAGTCAAGTATTATTTCTTACTTTTGGTAGTTTTTCGCCTTCTTCCTGAGGCTGTAACTGCGTGTTTAATCTTAGCTGGCCCAGTTTTACGGCGAGATGACGAGGCTTTTTCACCTTTAGTCATTTTATCTGCGACAGCTTTGGGTCTGCATGAGGGGTACGGGCGCTTAGATTTAGTAGCAGACTTACGTCCACAGGGCTTGCCGGTCTTTACATCGACCCACTCTTCCTTAAACCATTTCTTGAGTGCGGCACCTTTTTTACTTTTTCTTACGGCCACTTTTGTTACCCCAGTTCTTAGCGCCTACCTTACGACACTTAGCTACAGCACCGGATGCGTATGCAGAAGGCCACACTTTGTAACGAGCCTTAACCTTCTTTGCACACGCATCGTTTGCTTTTTTCTTTTTCTTAGGCATTAGTAATTTTTCATCTTTTTTACTTTTTTGCCTGTGCGTTTGGCAGCTGCTTTAGCTTTGGCTTTACCTTTAGCGGTGTATGGATACTTTTTCTTTCCTACCATTGGCATAGTAATCTCCTTACCATTTTACTTTGTTTGCCCAGTAAGCCGCAGACATCTTGCCTTTGGCTATGTTTTTAGCGTGACGAGCTTTAAACGACGCTCGTTTCTTTTTCATTTTGTCGCCTTCACCCGCTTTAGGTTTACCAGCAGTCTTAGCACCTTGTTCACCAAAGCGGATAGTTTTAATTTTGTCGCCCTCTTTAGCAACGACAATGTGACTCTTTTTGGGGTGATTAGGCGTTCGCTTCGGCTTGTTGAACCCGCTTACCCCTGCTCGCTCTAGCCTTGGGTCTTTCTTTTTCACTGCTCTTGACCTCCTTCTGTTGGGCCAGGTCCGACATTAGGCCCTCTAGGGCCACGAGCCTGCTCTCCAGTTCGTCTAATCGGTTGAACTGATCCTGGAACGCTTGGTTGATCTGGGCCAGAAAGCTGTTCATTTCTGTTTGTGTCATTAGCACGGGACGTAACTCCTCTACTATCAATGGCTTTTTCTTTTAATGCTACTTCAGCAATCTTAAGTCTACGCTCAAACTCTCGGTCATCTGCATCGCCATCTCTAAGATTACGTGTAATAGCGTTAATTTTATCAATCTCAAGTTCTTCAGGAGCCAACTCAGAATCAATAAGGTACTTAGTAGCTCGTGCTTGAGACTCAGCAGCCTGCCCTTGTAGTGCAGCAGTTTGTGCTTGCTGGAACTCAATTTGCGTTTGTTGAGACATTTGAGCCATCTGCTGTGCCTGAGGATCTGGTTGTTGAGCCTGTTGCATAGACGCTATCAACTCATCACGATTGCTTAGGTTCATGTTGTCGATAATGCTCTGGATCAACACAGGGTAAATCGGAGAATCCTGTTTCATCGTCTGGAGTAACTGAACCAGCTGTGTTACCTCGTACTCACGAGCAATGATTCCCAGAGTAGACGTAGCGTTAAACTTATAGTCAGCTACGGGGTAGTTTTCAGGGTCAAACTGCATATACCTGTGCGCAGCTTTGGTTACAAAAGGAAGCAAGAAAGACTGCTGGAAGTTAATCAGTGTGCGTTTGTGACGTTTAATAATAGCGCCAAGAGACATAGAAATGCCAGCGGCAGTAGCTTCACCATTAACACTTCCAGCGATCCCGGCTGAGTCAACTGCTCCTGTAGCCTGCTGGACCATCTGCTGTAACGCTGATGCTTGGGCAAAGGTAATTTGGTTGACTTGACCAAAGTTGAACGGTTGTAGTACTTCACGCGGATCTCCGTTAGTCAGAATCATCTTGCCCGGACGAATCTCAGGTTTAGCGCCTCGGGGTAAACGTGTGGCGTCAATAGCCATCATAGGATGAATCGTCAGACCCAGTGCGTCGATACGTGCGCGTAGCTCGGTATCTAGCGCCTTCTGGCTGTTGTAGCCTTTCTCGCAGACTCCACGACCCCAGAAGCGTCCCGGAACAACGTCCCAAGGAAACGCAACTACAGGACGGTCACCCATCATGTACGGGTTGGCCTCTGCCTTTAGCAGTGTGCCACCGTTAGCGATGACTACGATAGCCTCGACGTACATAGAGTCTGACTCAACTTCTACGTCTTCTGCCTCAAGCAACTCACGAGGCACAAGCCCATAGTACTTCGTCAGGCGTACCTTGTCGTCGCTGTAGATTGTGAGGTCTTGATCTGGCTCTAGGTCTGTGTCAGGAGCTGCTGACTCAATAAAAGCCTCACGGTACACACCCTGTTCCTGCAGCAGTTCTACGCTGTGCTTAGACACAAACTCGTCAATAGCAACACCCATAGCGTCTTCTACAGACGTAGCTACAGGGTCAATCAGAAAGTTCTGGGGTAGTACAGGTTTAAGCTTAACAACAATCCTGTCGGTAATGTTGACTCCTACAGCTGTGAGATCACCACCCATAATGGGTTGAGTCGCTGGAGCCATTTCTTTAATCTCTTCAAGGATAACCTCCCCAACACCTGTGCCAAACACAGCAGCGTTAATTAGACACTCTGCAACAGCCTTACGGACTTTACAGTTTTCAAAGTCTTCTGTTAGCTTGTTACGCAGGTACTGAATGTCCTGACGCTCTGGATCGTTTTTGTCATCGGCAATGTCAAACCATTTGCCACGACCAAAGGTAGCTTCTTCTAGTTCTGCTACGTTAGACTCTACAGCCTGCTGAAGCGCAGGAGAGATAATACGAGAACGCTCTGATGCTCTTTCTGAGTCAGCAGGGTCCCATTGACCTCTCCATAACCTATAGTACTCCTCAAACTTTGCTTCGTAGTTTGATTCATAGTGATCTCTCCAGTTCTCACACTTGGTGATTACCCACTCTTCCAGAGATTCCTCAATCATCAGAGGGTCTGGACTATAAATATCTTCTGCCATAGTATTGTCCTTAGATTATTGCTACGCTGTAACCTAGTGTAAAAAACACTACGGCAGAAATAGCGTAGATGCCATAGGTATTAAATTTTCTGAAAACTTTGTCGGTCACTTTAGTATCCTGCTACTACGTCTAGTATCTCGTGGTCGTCAATTTCGTAATCATAGTGGTACGCTACTTGTGCTAACTGATCTATGTATGCTAGTGCGTCAACTAAGTCATCGTGGGTCAAGGGGTCAGGGAACTGAAACAGCTGATCTAAGAATCTGTTGTTCCACTCACCCTTGCTAATAGATACGTAACCGTTCTCAAAGCGCCCCTGCAGCGCCCACATAACCCTGTCAGTCTTTTTCTTGTTACCGTGGGTCAACTCTTCGACTCTAAAAAAAGTCCCGTAGCGCTTCTGTAAGTCCATCAGGGGACTCATTACCGCCTGCTTTGCTATCCCTCTTTCAATACCAACACTGACGGGTCTGTAGTCTCTAACGGCCTGAAATATCTTGGTGGCAGTCTCGTCAAGGCTCCACCGCCCATGTATAATGTTATCAACGTACCAACCATCAGGGCTAACTTTAACAACAGCGATTGCGGTTTCATCAAGTTTTGTATTCTTTGTCCGTTTCTTGTTTACTTCTTCAAAGCCAGCCAAGTCAACAGCAATGTAGTAGTCACCTACTTCTGGTTCTTCTCCGTACTGCACCCAGTCTTCTTTAAACATTTCGGAGCCTCTTGCTTCAAATGAGGCCATGAACTCTTGTCTAAAGGCGTAGCTCGACATTGACTTCTTTGCTGTGTCAATTTCGTTAGGGTCGAGGAGTGGGTTGTCATAACTGGTAAAGTGCCACCCCTTGTAAGTTTCATCGTCCCCTAACTCCGCAAGTTTGTACAGTTCGTAGAAGTGATTACGTCCCATAGGCGTACCTATGAACATCGCTGATCCCTTTTGGTCAGCCAGTGCTGGACGGAGAATCTGCTCCCATACGTCAGGCTTCATGTCTGCGTACTCGTCCATCACGAGAAACTTCAAGGACACACCACGCATTGTCTCTGGCCTATCGGCTCCCTTGAGACTAATCGTGGCCCCGTTGACCAGCTTGAT